AGACCAGATGCAACAACGACTCTGAACGGAGTAAAAATCAACGAGTATTTACTCACCAAACACAATCCCAACCACATCGATATGCCCTCTGTTTCCATGGCGGGGAAAATCATCGGTGTGACCGTCCATAACACAGACTGGATCACAGTAGCAAGCGGCACGACCCCTGCGGAACAGTACACAAGGGCAACCGTCAATAACAACATGAAGGATGTGCGTGTCCATTATTATGTTGACAATATCTGTGCATGGCAGAATCTGCCCCACAACCTGAGCGGCTGGCACGCCGCTGACGGTTCTGGGAACGGCAACAGAAGAACCATTGCCATCGAGTGTATTATGTCCTCTGCATACAATTCTACGGATAAGAAGTCGGAAGATAATGCAGCAAAATTGGCGGCAGCGTTATTAAAACAGTATGGACTGGACATCAGCCACCTCTACACCCATACCCACTGGCTCAATGTTCGTGACGGACGAAACGGAACGGTTGACCAGTTGAACACCATGTACAATCGGTACAAGATGTGTCCTGCGTACATCTTGCCTCATTGGGCGGAGTTCAAGAAAAAGGTACAGTCTTATTTGAATGCTGGAACTCCCGCTATTTCTGCACCTTCTACAAAGCAGATTTACCGGGTGAGAAAGTCTTGGGCAGATGCAAAGTCGCAGCTTGGTGCGTATTCCTCTTTGGAGAATGCGAAGAAAGCCTGCAAGGTCGGATATTCTGTATTTGATGCCAATGGAAATGTAGTCTACACCAATGGCGGCAAGTTCACCAAGGGGCAGAAGGTTGCCATTCGTGCCAATACACCTCTGTTCGCCAGTGCAGAAACTACATCTGTAACCAGAAGAATCAGCGGTACTTACTATCTCTATGACGGCATTGCCTGCAAGAACGGTCGTTATCGGATCACCACAAAGCCGGCGTTCTGCGGAAAGACACCGGTGGGACAGTGTGTGACTGGTTATGTTTCTTGGGATAATTTCATCTAACCGTTTCCCGGAGTTGTTCCTCTCGAACAACTTCGGGATTTTTTTGTACTCAAATTGCAGTTTTTTCTCCATAGAAACTTAGAAGGAGGTATTTTCTATGACACAAAGTCAAAAAGAAATCATTTCACAAATGCTTGCTGCTGGAGAAAAGACTGCTAAAATTGCAGAAGCCCTCGGTATCTCTCCCAATACAATCAAATCTTATCTCCGAAGAAAAAAACAGGATGGCTGTCCGAATTGCGGAAAACCTTTGATACAGCTGCCCCATAAAAGGAAGAAAAAATTCTGTTCCGGTCGCTGTCGATCTGCTTGGTGGCGAAAACAGAACTTTGCTGCCGGAATGCTGGATTATACTTGTGTGAAATGCGGCTCTACTTTTAAAGCCTATCCCAGCCAACACAGAAAATATTGTACGATTGCCTGTTATCGAGAAAGGAATCAACATGACGACCAGTAAGCTGCAGCAAATTGCTGCCTATCGAATTGCAGTTTCTCTATTCCGTCAGCTTTGGAAAAATGGTACGATTTCGGAGTCCGAATATCGAAAATGTGAGCGAAAAATCGCTGAACGGTGCAGCATTCCAGACAAGAGTATTTATCGGGAAATTGCTTGATTTTTTGCCGGATAAGAGCGATGATAGAGGGACAAAGGAGGCGTATTTATGGAACGTGTTGTTGAACAAGTCGTATTTCCGGAAAAATTTCCGAGAATGCAAAATGTTGCAGCCTATGCCAGAGTGTCCAGCGGAAAGGATGCGATGCTCCATTCCCTGTCGGCACAGGTCAGTTATTACAGCCGTATGATCCAGCAGCACCCCGGATGGAAATACTGTGGTGTTTATGCAGACGAGGCAATCACTGGTACAAAAGATTCCAGAGAACAATTTCAAAAGTTGTTGGAACGCTGCCGAAATGGCGAGATTGATTTGATTCTTACAAAATCAGTTTCCCGTTTTGCAAGAAACACCATCACACTATTGGAAACGGTGCGGGAATTGAAATTGCTGGGGGTTGATGTTTATTTCGAGGAGCAGAACATTCACTCCTTGAGTTCCGATGGCGAACTGATGCTCACGATTTTGGCATCCTACGCACAGGAGGAAAGTTTCTCTAGCAGTGAAAGCCGGAAATGGCAGATTCGAAAGGATTTTTCCAATGGCAAAATCGGCAGCATTACGATTCTGGGCTACCGCCGAAATGCGGATGGGATCTTGGAGATCGAACCGAAAGAGGCGGAGCTTGTCCGTATGATTTTTTCTGATTACATCTCTGGTATGGGTCAACAACGAATTGCAAATAAGATCAACGAGATGGGTATTCCTACCCGTCAAGGAAATCTATGGACACATCCGAGAATTCGTGAGATTCTGACCAATGAAAAGTATATTGGAAACTTGTTACTTCAGAAGTACTATCGCAATAACCATATCGAAAAGATAAAAACGAAAAATCAAGGCGAATTGGCGAGATACTATGTAGAGCAAGCCCACGAACCGATTGTCGATTTTGACACCTTTATCAAAGTACAAACCATATTGGATCAGCGGCATGAACAATATACCCATGATGGATCTACAAATCGTTATCCGCTTAGTGGTCTCATTACCTGTGGATTATGTGGAAAGAACTATCAACGAAAACAACTCCCACAGGGAATCATCTGGTTATGTGCTACATTTTTGCGGAGAGGAAAAAAATACTGCCCTGGTTCAAAGCAAATTCCAGAATCCATCCTGTATTCTTTGATTTGCGATATACTGAAATTGACAGAATTCGATGAGGTCGTATTTCGAGATAACATTCATCACATTGTGATCCCAAAACCATTTGAGGTACAGTTTTTCTTTCATGATGGAACATCAGAAATACGCCACTGGGAATATCCCTCAAGATCAGAAAGCTGGACAGAGGAGATGAAACAGGCAGCACGAGAAAGGAGTCGAAAATGGAACGAAAAGTTACCATGATTCCGCCAACCATCAATCCACAAACGCACCTGCCCAAAACGCAGAAAGTGAAACGAAAGGTTGCCGGCTATGCACGTGTTTCCACAGATTTCGAGGAGCAACTCACCTCATATGCGGCACAGGTGGATTATTACACAAAATACATTCAAAAACGTGAGGACTGGGAGTTTGTCAAGGTCTACACGGACGAGGGCATCAGTGCTACCAGCATGGCTCACCGAGATGGATTCAATCAAATGATTGCAGATGCTTTGGATGGAAAAATCGATCTGATCATCACCAAAAGCGTTAGTCGATTTGCAAGAAATACGGTGGATTCCCTGACGACTGTACGAAAATTGAAAGAAAAGAATGTAGAAGTTTACTTTGAAAAAGAGAATATCTACACATTGGATTCCAAGGGAGAACTGCTAATCACCATCATGTCCAGTTTGGCACAGGAGGAAAGCCGTTCTATTTCGGAGAATGTGACATGGGGACATCGAAAGCGATTTGCCGATGGAAAGGTTAGTCTGCCGTACAAACGATTTCTGGGATACCGGAAAGGAGCAGATGGCTTGCCGGAAATTGTGCCGGATGAGGCAGAGATTGTTCGACAGATCTACAAGCAGTTTTTAGAGGGAAAATCCTACTATGCAATTGCAAAAAATCTGACCGACCGTGGTATTCCAACGCCTGCCGGAAAGGAACAGTGGCATATACGAACGATTGGGAGTATCCTGACCAACGAAAAATACAAAGGTTCTGCTCTGCTGCAAAAGAAATTTACTGTGGATTTTCTCACGAAAAAGACCAAAGTAAATGAGGGTGAAGTACCCCAATATTACATTGAGGAGAGCCATCCTGCCATTATCTCCCCAGAGGAATTTGAACTGGTACAAGCAGAAATGGCAAAACGCAAACAGCTGGGGCGTAAATTCAGCGGAAATGATATTTTTTCTGCAAAAATCATCTGTGGTGACTGTGGCGGCTTCTTTGGAGCAAAGGTCTGGCACTCCAACAGTAAATATCGGCGTGTTATTTGGCAATGCAATCAGAAATTTTCTCAAAATTGCACGACTCCGCATTTGTACGAGGATGAAATCAAAATGCGATTTCTAACTGCATTTGCGAGTTTCTTTCAGCAAAGGGATTTGGTTTTAGAAACTTGCCAAATGCTCATCGATGATCTTTCCAATACGACACTACTCGACCTGCGAATTGAAAAAGCCAGTCGGGAGATGAATGCGGTAGCTGCCGTGACAAAAAAACATATCGCACAAAATGCTGAAACCGAGCAAGATCAGGAGGAGTACGACCAAAAGTATCATGCATTGGTGCAGCAATATGAGAAGTTACAACAGCAGTTCACCAAGCTGCAGCAAGAGAGAGCAGCACGCATCAACAGGATGGATACGTTACATCACTTCCTGGAAACCATTTCTGCTGTTCCGCAAGTGCTGGACAGCTTTGATGAGGAGCTATGGCGAGCAACGATAGAAAAAGTGACGGTGTTCCATGATGGGAAAATGATTTTTCAATTCTTAGACGGAACAGAAATCCAAGGTTAAAACAAACCGGCGTATCTTGCGAATATCATCGCAGGTACGCCGGTTTCTCTTTGTCTTGAAAGCGGGTGCATTTCAAAAAATTTTGGGTGCATTTTTGCCCACAAAAAAACGTTTACGCAAACAGAAAACCGATTCAGAGGGAAATCTGAGCCGGTTTTTCTGCTTTTGAACACGTCCCAAAGAACGATTACTTTTTGAAATCCACGCTGTTTCGCTGGCTTTTGGGCATAAAAAAGCACCTCTAAATTGTATCAAAATAGAGGTGCAAGTATGGAAAAACACTTAACCTTTGATACAATCATGCACTCCCTTTGCAAGGGGTGTGCAAACAGTACCGAAAAGGTGTGCAGTGGGTAACCACTGCCTTTGACAAACCCGGAACACCGGATTCATTCGTTTTGCTTGTAATCTATATTACACTATTTTTCTCGCAAAGTCAAGACAAAAAAGCAGATTTGTGTAATGTTACAAATCTGCTTTTCGTTTTATGTGAAAAATTAATAATGCTGCGATTCAGAATCAAACTGTTATTTCAGTACCGTTTTTAAACCGAAATTGCAATTCTCCCTTTTCACAGATGGTCAATGTTTCAATCACAGTAAGCCACACGTCCGAACTGAAAACCTTAATCGGCTCTTTTCTCTTTTTTATCTGCTCCATGAAATCTTGGATCACAGTAGTTTTATTTATGCGATCTAATTTTTCAGCCTGCAATTTCTGATATTTTGCTTTCAACGTCTCGTACTCCCGCTCATAGGATTGGTACTCCAGCGTATATTCTGGCTGCTTTTGAACCGTTCGACTATTGATCACAACCATTTCTCTTATGTTTTTTGTGATCTGCTTTTCCTCATCATCCAGAACACTCATTTTCGCATCCAAATCTGAACAGTCTGAAAAAGCACGCAGCAACATCTCGCAAAGACTCAAAACGCTCCCTTTATCAGTAAGCAGCTGATTATAGGCTTTCAAAAAGCCTTGCTTTATCGTGTCCTCATCAATATGCGGCGTTTTGCAATAACAATCATTCGTATATTTCTTGTTGCATCGCCATATCACACGTCTGTAACGGCTGTTAGAGTGCCAAACCTTAGGACCGTAAAAACCGCCACACTCGCCACAGACGATTTTGGCTGTGAATATATTGCCGCTGTGATAGCGTTTTCCCAGTTCTTTTCTCCTTGCCATTTCCGCCTGCACCAATTCAAATTCCTCTGGTGGAATAATAGCCGGGTGGCTCTCTTCCACATAATATTGAGGAACCTCACCCTCATTCACTTTGGTCTTTTTCGTAAGAAAATCCACAGTAAATTTCTTTTGCAGCAGAGCAGAACCCTTGTATTTTTCATTGGTCAGAATGCTTTTCACCGTACTAAGATGCCACTGTTCCTTCCCAGATGGTGTCGGAATGCCTTTTTCAATCAAAATACAAGCGATTTTATATGGCGTCATGCCCTCCATAAACCAGCGATAAATACTGCGAACGGTTTCTGCCTCCTCCGGCACAATTTCCGGCAAGCCATCTGCTCCTTTTCGATACCCCAGAAAATGCTTGTATGGTAGACTTACTTTCCCATCGGCAAAACGCTTTCTCTGCCCCCAAGTTACATTCTCCGAAATGGAGCGGCTCTCCTCCTGTGCCAGACTGGACATAATGGTGATCAACAGTTCACCTTTGGAATCCAGCGTGTAAATGTCCTCTTTCTCAAAAAACACCTCCACGCCTTTTTCTTTCAGTTTTCGCACCGTAGTCAAGGAATCTACGGTGTTTCGTGCAAATCGGCTGACTGACTTGGTGACAATCAAATCGATCTTACCGTCCAGAGCGTCTGCCACCATCTGATTGAATCCATCACGATGCACTGTGCTGGTTGCACTGATGCCCTCATCGGTATAGACTTTGACAAACTCCCAGTCCTCACGCTCTTGAATATACTTGGTATAATAATCGACCTGTGCCTCGTAGGAAGTGAGCTGCTCCTCAAAATCTGTAGAAACACGTGCATATCCGGCAACTTTTCGCCTTACTTTCTGCGTTGTCGGCTGGTGCGTTTGTAGACTGATTGTTGGCGGTATTACAGTTACTTTTCGACCCATTTCTGATTCCTTTCTCGTGCGGCTTGTTTCATTTCCTCTGTCCAGCTTTCTGCCCTTGATGGGTATTTCCAATGCCGTATATCAGATGTTCCATCGTGAAAGAAAAACTGCACCTCAAACGGTTTCGGAATCACAATGTGATGAATGTTATCTCGAAATACAGCCGCATCAAATTCATCCAATTTAAGTACATCACAGATTAGAGCATATAGAATTGATTCCGGAATTTGCTTTGAACCGGGGCAGTACTTTTTTCCTCGCCTCAAAAAAGTGGCACACATCCAGATGATTCCCTGTGAAAGTTGTTTTCGTTGATAGTTCTTTCCGCATAATCCACAGGTAATAAGACCACTAAGCGGATAACGGTTTGTAGCACCATCATGGGTGTATTGCTCATGTCGCTGAGCCAATATAGCCTTTGCTTTGGCAAACGTTTCAAGGTCAATAATTGGCTCGTGGGCTTCCTCTACATAATATTTTTGAAGTTCTCCCTGATTTTTCGTTTTTTTCTTTTCGATATGGTTATTGCGATAGTACTTTTGGAGCATGAGATTTCCGATATATTTTTCATTTGTCAGAATTTCACGAATTCTTGGGTTTGTCCATAGGTTTCCTTGTCGAGTTGGTATTCCCATCTCGTTGATCTTATTTGCGATTCTCTGTTGTCCCATACCGGAAATATAATCTGAGAAAATCATGCGAACAAGTTCTGCCTCATTCGGTTCGATTTCCAAGACTCCCTCTGCATTTCTGCGATAGCCCAAAATCGTAATACTACCGATTTTTCCGATTGAGAAATCCTTTCGGATTTGCCATTTTCGATTTTCACTGGCTGAATAACTCTCCTCCTGTGCATAGGATGCCAGAATGGAAAGCATCAGTTCGCCGTCTGAACTCATGGAATGAATCCGCTGTTCCTCAAAATAGACATCAACGCCCAGCGATTTCAATTCCCGTACCGTTTCCAGCAGGGTAACCGTGTTTCGTGCAAAACGAGAAATAGACTTTGTCAGAATCAAGTCAATTTCTCCCTGTCTGCATCGGTTCAGCAACTTTTGAAACTCTGCCCGGTTTCCTTTTGTTCCGGTCAACGCCTCGTCTGCATAAACACCGCAGAACAGCCATTCCGGATTGCTCTGAATCAGCTGATTGTAGTAACTTACCTGCGATGATAGAGAATGGAGCATGGCATCCTTTCCGCTGGATACTCTGGCATAGGCTGCTGTCCGTTTCAATGGAAACTGCTTTTTCTGCGGAAATACAACTTTTTGTATCACTCGTGCCGTGATAACCTCCCCCTTTCCGATGACATATTACCGTATGATCGGACGAGAGTCAAGGAATATACTGCACGAGTTTATGCCGCATTCCTTGGCTAAGATGCCATGCACACGCCGATAATCTTCTTCTGTTATTTTTCGTTCAGCAAGAAGCGTTTTCAAAATTTGCACCGCTGCTTTGTACTGCATGATCTTGTCCCAGACTTCTTCTTGATTTGCCGTAGCAGCTGCGTGAGCAGTACTTTCTGTTTTTGTTGCCATAACTTACAAACACCTTTCCACAAAATTGACAGGTACAATCATAATTTGCTTTCTTATTCAGCTTTTCTGAATTGGCATACCACCATTTCAAGCGACACGCATCTGAACAGAACTTCTTTTTTCGATGCTTGGGTGTCATCACCAAAGCAGCACCACAACAAGGACACACTGCTGTTTTTCGCCTGCAATAAGAGGCGATTGTATTTACAGACACCCCAAGAATGCCAGCAATTCTTTTATAACCGTTTCCTTGCTCTCGCAAAGTGTCAATTTGCTCCTTTTGACCCTGCGTCATTTCATCTTCCTCCCGTATCTAAATTTTGTAGTGGCCCAGAAAGGCTCACCATCATAAATACAGTCGAAAAAAGGGTCGAAAAATCGAACCCCCTCTTGAAAATTCAAATGAACGCAAAAAAAAATCCCTGCACCGGAGTTTTTCTCCGAATGCAGGGATTTCTTCTTGCCAAATAGGACAAAGCGTGATATAATAGTTGTAGCAGCAAAAGGCGGTGGCAAGTCCGCCCTTTGTTGTTTTGGTTCAAGGTCGGTTGGTTTCAATCGACCTTATTTCTTTGCCTCTTTAATGACCTCGTCAATCAGTTCAAGGGCTTTTTCTTTGTTGTCACTCTCCAAAAGTGCTTTGATGGAAAGCAAAAGCGTCAAAAGTTCAAGCCGTGTCATGTCCTCTTTCATGCTTCCTCCTTTCTCGTCTTGCCCCGGTATTCGTGGCTAGGTTCTCTCCTAATCCACTGTACACAGTATACCATAAGTTAAACCTATAGTCAAGACAATGCGGAGATGTTTGTGACTATACACAAGCGGCTTTTTGGTGATTTGTGTAGTTTATGGTTTACAACTGCTTTTCAGCCGGATGTGTTGTAATTAATTTGCTATAGTCTGTGTCTAACATAATTTCTTTTATTTTACCATCGACTATCTCTAAGAAATTAACCCCATTTATTATTGATTTAAAATCATTAAGATTAAAATCAATAATAACATACTTTTCATCGTTATTTTCTTTTGACATATATAATTTTCTTACAAGACCAGAAGAACACGCCCATTTCCTTCCGGACAGTCCATAATAAGAAAACAGGATTCCTAATTTAATAGACCCACTCACCATCAAACTATAGAATTTTCCAACATAAGTGACACTAACACAGCTACTATAATTTTTACATTCACCTAAAAAATGCTCGTAGCGTCGGTCAATATATCCATGGCTTAGCAAAAACTTTCCTTTGGGCTTTAATGTAATAAATTGATCTATTTCATTAGTGTTAGTTTTTATGTTTCTTTCAACAGTAAAAATGTCTCCAGAAATTTCAAGTAAATAAGAAACTAATTTTTCTAAGCTATCTCCTTTATCAACTGTTTTGATGCCGCTTTTCCCATTTGATTCAATAAATTCTTCTAATAAAATTTCGTATTGTTCCATTTGTTCAGCATTAATTTCAGCGATTTTTCCATATCTTCTTTCTTCATTCAATGAATTAAAATACTCAACAATTGAATCCTCGTTTATCATTCAGTCACCACCACAAAAACCACACGACAATTTTCCAATGCAAACAATGTTCTTTGACAAGTATCACATTCAAATTCATCAGGAATCTCATTCATTGTTTTTTTAAGTAAGCCTGTCGAATGCTGACAATCAAAACAATATAATTCATAGTATCTTTCTATTAAATCCTGATCCTCAAGCAAATTTAAGATAGAATAAGCCGTTTTAATATCGACTTGTAGTTTCCTTTTCAATACACTTGGATATATCCACATATCTTTCTTATAGTAATTCAATAGGTTGGAAACTTTTTTAGAATCTACATTATTTATTAATTCATTTTGATTAATCAACGCTTCTATTTTTGCTAATGTACTTTGTAACAAAATTCATCCGCTCCATTCCAACAAGTACATCACTGTACATGTGCTGTAGTAAACAATAACCTTGCTGGTGATAATCGAAAATAAATTTGACTTTGATATTTCTGGTTTTTATTTCATTCTCCCAGACAACTTGAATCCATTCATAGTCCGATAATTCCTCATTCTCAAATAAAAATTGATTTAGATCCTCATTCAATAGAGGTATTTTTTCTATATCAGATCTATGCTTTTCAATTAATTCTTTCAGTTCTCCGATAATCGGCATCACATAGTCTCTATTCTTGCCAACATCAAGTTGAGCATTTCCACCACTGGGTAAATTTTTATACTCAGCCATCAATTTTACACTTTTATCATTTGAACTACGAACGGTGTTTATAATAAAATCTAAATCCATTGCGTTCAGTTCAATCCCAAATTTTAATTTCAAAATTTCTAAAATATCCGAAACCAAATCAATATATATTGTTTGTGCTTTTTTGTCAGAAATAAATTGACGTTTTAACCCATCAAATCTAATTTCCACAATTTTATCGTTCTTATGAAATACAACTAACATCGGATACTTTACCAGCATTTCCTCATTATTAAATGTATCATATGCAGAAAAAGCACGAGAAAACTTCACAATAAAGCATTCATCATTAAAATATGTAAAATATTCATCTGAATCATCTATCGACTCAATTGTAGAAACTGTACCTTTAGGAAATAGAACTTGAAAATCCACATCATTGAAAAAATTAGAATTTTTAGTTTCGAATAAGATAGAATATTTATAATCTTTTTCAAACTCCCAATTTTCAAACAGCTTAACAGCATTCATATCGTTTTCTAAACAATACTTAATCTGATTAGTTAGTCTTTCTTCATCACTACTATAAGTTTTAGAATCATCAAAGCTATCTTCATCGAGTTTCTTTTCAAATTGAACCCCACCACTTATAAATAGTCGATTGATTTTTCTCTTGACCTTTGATGAATATCCATCTACTGTTCCCTTTAAATACAGAATGTAATTTTCGGACGTCATTAAATTGTTTCCTCCTAGATAACAATGCAGCTTTCATTTAGTTAGTATAATTATAACCGAAAACGAAGTTGTAATTCACACTTAACGATTCAACTTTATTATACCACGCTTTTTTCTGACAGTCAACACAAATAGTGACCTACAAATAGCTTTTTTGAAAATTTCAAATGAACATTACAGTTGTGTTTCTCCACGCAAAACGAAAAAAAACGCTCCTGAACACCACGTTCAAGAGCGTTTTTTACTACCTATAAACGGTGTTTCACCGCTGTTTTATCCGTTCAATTTCTCGTCAATACTGGCAACGTGCCGCAAGATCTGTTTGAGTGTGTCATTATTGTTAGTGTCTTTTTCCGTGTCCTCATTCGGCTTGTCTGTGGCAGTTGTTGCATTTTTTGAAAATCCATTCAGCCCAGAAGCCTTGATGATCGCCGGATAATCCTGATACGCATAGTCCAGATCCACCTCGCCGACAATACCGGAAACACTGCCTTTCCAGCTGTACTGCCACAGCCCATAATTCCCGGCATAGGACGATCTGCTCACATCCACATGAGACAGAAACACGTCATACCGGCTCTTTATATCGTCCCTGATACAGCTTTCCAGAGCCGACTTGAACGTATAAATTGCCGCATAATACCCGGCAGATTCCAACGCACTGCAAAACGCCTGACACAGGGCATCTGCATTTTGCAGACTTGCCTGTTCTTCAATGTCAAAAGCAATAGGATACTCGAACTGTTTTCCAGCCAGAGCAGACAGGCACACAGCAGCCTCCTGCTCCGCTTCTTCGACAGTTTTGGCGTAGCTATACCAGTATGCCCCGACAGGGATTCCAAGCCGTTTGCACTCGCTGTAATTTCTTTCAAATTGTACATCGACCTGGCTGGATTCTTTCCCGAAACCTGCCCGTAAAATCGCAAAATCCACCTGCCCGGATGCTTTGACTTTTTCCCAGTTGATCACGCCCTGATGCTTGGAAACATCAATCCCTTTTGCCATAATTTCAGATGGTTGCGGCTGTGCTTTTGCAATGCCGAAATAGCGGTAGAAATCGCTTGTCACCGTGTTTGTGCCTTTGATTTCATCACCATACCATTTTGCCCCTGTTCGCACATCCAGATGCACCGAAGTATAAGCACCGGTGATATTGGCAATGCCGCTGAAACCCAAATCCTGAGCCTTACAGCACACCGTCTTTGCTGAAATTATGTTGCCAGACTTATCGTAGCACACCACGTCTGCCGCTGTGCCTTTGGTGTGCTGCCCGGTACTCGTACCGCCTACCGCTTTATCATGCTCAGGACAACGGTAACCGCTGTTGACGATGATCTTGCCGCAGTCCAATGCTGCATACAGCTGTTCCAGCTTGCTCACCAATTCATCCGAAATCGAAAAGTCGTGGCTTTTACCGCATTTACAACGGAATTCACGAGCGTTGAAGTGCTCAGTCAGTTGGGTGTTGTCCGTTGCTGAAAAACTCTTTACTGTCATATAAAACGACTCCCTTCTACAAAAAAAATACTTTTGAAAAAATCGAAAATTCGCTTGACTTTTCCACGAAAACGTGGTATAATGTAATTAAAGAAAGGGGGAAAGCAAATGCGGACAGGCGAATTAAAAAAGAAACTTCGCAAAGCCGGATGCTACAAAATCCGAGAGGGCGGAAACCACGAAATCTGGTACAGCCCCAAAACAGAAACAGCATTTTCTGTTGGACGGCATGACGGACAGGAAATCGCAACCGGAACCGCAAACAAAATCCTGAAGGATGCGGGGCTGAAATAAGCCCCGACCCTACGGGGTTTTCAAAATGGCAAGAAAGCGAACCATTCGCTTTCCTTGTCAACTTTTCAAATCCGCATTTGTACCCCCATTCAAAAACAAAAAGGAGCTGGTAAAATGGCGAAATACGTTTACCCTGCAGTCTTCACAAAAGAGGAAAACAACGCTTATTCGGTTGACTTTCCGGATGTAGAAAACTGTTATACGTGCGGAAATTCTTTGGTGAATGCAATGGAAATGGCATCTGATGTCTTGGCAATGATGCTGTGTTTCAGAGAAAAGGAAAAGAAACCAATTCCGGTCGCTACTCCGATCAAAGAAATTCAAACAAATGCAGACAGCTTTGCAACCTTGATTCTTTGTGATACGACCGATTATCCTCTCGTGGAGTGTGAGCCGAATGCAGAATAACATCAAGAGAATACGGGAACAGAACGGCATTACTCGAAAAGAGTTAGCCGCTCTTTCCGGCGTACACTATAAGAAAATTACAGACTACGAAAACGACTACATCAAATTTGAAAATATCACAATCGGGAATCTGAACCGTATTGCAACTGCCCTCGGTGTTACACTGGATGAACTGTGTAGAGAAGATTCCGAAAATCAGTAAAACAACTACTATAGAAAAATGCGGTATGCCAAAAACGACATACCGCATTTTTCATTCTTTTTCTTCTTTCTCGGATTCTAAAGCTTTTCGGAGCAAGCGTTTGATTTCCGTCTGCAAGGCTTTTCCCTCTAAGGCATCCAGAATATCCTTATCGCTTTTTCGATTCAGCTTCAAACCAATGAAACGTGTATTTTGCTTATCATACTTTTCTTGGGGTGTCAAAAAACCACTCCTAAAATTTTTTCTTGCCAATTCGGGCAAAACGTGATATAATTGTTGTAGCACGAAAAAGCGGTGGCAAGTCCGCTCTTTCTGTGTTTCCGTTGCCGACTGTTTTTCAGTCGGCTTTTTCTTTTAGCCCTGAAGCATCTGTTTCAGCTGTTCAATAATGGCTTGCTTTTCAGCTTCGGTTTTCGCATCCTCTAACTGCTTGATTAAAAGCATAATAAAGGATTTGAACTGCAAATCCGTCATTCCCATTTCCTCCATATGTGCCTCCTTTCCATATCCGCTTGCCCGGTATTCGTGGGTGGTTTCCCAATCCACTGTAATCATTATACCATAGGTTTAACCTATAGTCAAGGATTTTTTCTGGAAAGTGTGATATTTGTCGGAGTACACAAATTCGGTGCTGCTTTTTGTACGATAGCAATACCGTTTTCAATTGTCAAACAGCAACGTTAGTCCTTGATTTCAGGTAATCCAGCCACGCTGGTCAGTACAGATAAAATGCCCGCCAGAAGTGCGGTACTGCCAACTACAAGCCAATTAACATCCTGCATGGTTGCTGCCACACCAACGGTCGCTATTGCTGTCTGAGCAATGGTTTTGATTGCCCGAATAACAGCAGCTTTCGTCCACTGTTTCCAATCTCTTTTCATACGGTTTCTCCTTTCTCGGTTGGCAGTGCCATGAATTCCTCGTGCAGATGTGTCATCACACCATTGCCACCGAGTTCATGATACTGCCGGTACATATTTTCATAGTTTTCTTTTGCATAGATGGGTGCAAATCCTGCATCAATGTACTTGTTATAGCAATGCAACATCCGATCTCGGAGCAGGGCTTGCACACCGTATTCCAGTGCCTTTTGTCGGGCATCCTGTTTTTGCATGCGATTTAAAATCGACCTTGTACCGATGCCAAGAATGCCCGTTGCAGACAGCACAGAAATCGCAATGGTGATAATCTCTCGAATCACACAGCTTCCTCCGTTTCTTTCACATCTTTCGTTTCTTTCTCTTCTTTCACATCGTAATCACCAGAAAGCAAAACGAGCATCTCCGGTGTCAAGTCACCAGATGCAAAAATCTGATACTGTCCATTTTCAAGCTGCACTGCTTGAATTTTTGCATTGCCCCAGTTACTTCGTTGGATTGCTTTTCCGACTTTCAGCTGCTCTACTGCCTCAATAATATTCATTGTATTTTTCCCCTTACAAAATTGTGATAGATTGAATCAGCGGGTGGCTGTTGTTGCTCCGCCCTACCCACACCAAATAATAAGTACCTGCAGTTACGCCCTCGCATGGGGTCAATGTTGTGATGTAGTCCGTGCTGTACAGCCACTGCAAAGGCAGGTCAATATAACTTCCCTCTGTTTGTGCTTTTTCTAAAATATCTGACGCAGTTCCAGTATCTGACTGTACTAATCGCATGATGCCAGTTTCCGTACTATACGCATGAAAACGAATTGCAATTTGCGAAGCAGATGTAATCTTTAATGGTGTTGTAGAACAACTATAGCAACTGTAATCCCACCCGAAAACGTCCGTGCCATAGTTCAGTGCATAGTTGTTTTTTTCGCTACAGAATGCGGAATGCTCAGTTACGAAATCTGACAAGCCATAAACCACGTCATTATAGGACAGATAGATTCCTTCTTTGTGATTTGCATCATACACAATCGTTTTTTCGGTCGATGATCCACTGGGTATCAATCCTACTTTCTGAACAAGCAAATTCAGCTTTTCATCTGCGGTTGCAATGATACCATGGGAAACCAAATGTCCTGCCAGCAGGTCACGCTGGTGGTTGATTGCTGCGATATACTGTGCAATTGTTGCCATTACTCCGTCACCTCCACAATATCAGCCAATGCAGTCTGAATATCTCCCAAAGACTGCTGAAGTGCATAGATCTGTGCAGGGAAAGTATCATGGATATTTGTAATGTACGCGGGACTGATACTGTTCAGACTTATTATATTGGTATGAATGTGCTGTGCCGACCAGAGTGCCTTCCATTTTACATCTGTGATTTCATTTAAGGTAGTTATATTTTCGTGGGTATGCGATTTATCTTCCAGATGCGTGATGGACAGCGTATGCTCCTGCAAGGTATACGTCAGACTGTCGGACAGCTCCTGCACCTTTTCGTCCACATAGACCGTCTTTGCGTATGGGGTGAGGTCTACTGCCGCACCCTCTGTTAATGTCACTGTAGTTGTACCATTTTTATCTGTAATGGTGATTGTGATAACACTGCCATCCTTCACAACATTCGCAATCGGGGAAAAGCCGTCTTTACCGGCTACGCCAGCATCTCCCTTTTCACCTTTTTCGCCTTTTGGACCTTGTTCTCCCTGCTGACCAGTTTCACCCTTTTCGCCCCGCTCGCCCTGCAATCCGGTGTCACCCTTTTCACCACGCTTACCAGTATCACCTTTTTCACCTTTCAAGGATAAAAGCCATTTTTCCTCGGAGTCTTCGTAGCCATGCTCCACCGCAATTGCATATGCTGATTTTCCATTTGCACCATCTTGACCGGGATTTCCTTTGGCTCCTGTATTGCCTTTATCACCTTTATCGCCTTTCAAGGAAGAGAGCCAATCTGATTCAGAGCCTTGATAACCCTGTTCTACTGCAATTTGATATGCAGATTTACCGTCTGTACCGTTTGCACCATTATGAAGCGCTGCAGAAGTTTCACCATCGGCATCGACAATGGTAATTACAACACCAGACTCCATTTGCTCCGCCCTTACTTTTGGGGAAAATCCGTCTTTTCCATTTTGAAGCCCAGCAGCCTTTTCATCCAGTTTTTTCAAAAGCTGCGTATACAGGTCTGAAGTTGGCGGAATTGGCGTATCCCCATCTGCGACAAAACCGGACGGTCGAATGTGAAGTGTGACGGGTACCGTTGTTGCACGCAGTGTAGTATCGCTTTCTGCATCGTAGCCAAATAAACTCATCTTTACTGCACCGGGATGCAGTTCAGACGGCAGCAAACAGGTTGTTCCTTCTGTGCCAAGCACCACGTTGTATGTTTCTTCGCACTGGGTGAACTGCACCACCTTGTGCAGCGTTTTCCAAGCACCATCAAATACAAATCGAACCGAAACAAATGCAATCTGGTCAGAAGCAATGACCTCTCGCTCCAGTGCTTCGATTTTTTGCTGTTTCACTAAGAATTTCATCATCCGTTTTTCACCTCGTTCCATGTATGGGTTTCCGTATCATATTCCAGATAGCCATCTACACACTGGATCTTTTTCAGATAATTGTTGTAGGAATGTTCTCCGGAGGACATCCAGTTGACCGGTTTGGTGATGGCGTTCCACTGAGCAATTGTTCCTTCATATGTGATGGCTGTTAGACTTTCACAGTATGTCAGCATATTTTCCCCAAATGTTCTGCAATTCGCAGAAATGGTAAGGCTGGACAATGCTGTGCATCTTGTAAACGCAAAAGCACCAATGGAATCACACGCAACACGAGCAGTCTTCAGCTTTGCACAGCCGCTAAAAGCATACTTTCCCCATGTTTTTACGCTGGCAGGCACAGTGACTTCTGCAATGGCAGTGTGATAAAATGCAAACGACTGAATTGCAGTAACTGCCTGCGGAATCGTAACAGAAGTCAGACCAGCGGTATAGTTGCTTACGGCATCTTCCTGTGCAAAAGCGGAATCACCAATGCTGGTCAGTGTAGCTGGAAGAGATACCGTTTCTGCATTGGCACAATGATAAAACAAACGGTCACCCAGACCAGTAATGCCATTGCTGAGTACAATTTCTTTGATCTGGCCATTTTGATAGAACACAGAATCATGAGAAGTATAGTCATAGGTTGCACCCGTGCCACGCAGTAGCAGTTTGCCATTGTCATAGAGAACATAGTAGATGTTTTCACCGCATTGTCCGGTTGCTAGGATTTCGCCTGCGGTCAAATCATCTATCTTGGTTTGTAGTTCGGAAATCTGGCTGTTCATTGCATCCAGACGCTTTTGCAGTTCGTCCAGTGTGGCATTTGTCTTTGCCATTTCGGCAAGCATCTCCGTCACTCTGCACTTGCCAAGGATGCACTTGCAGTAACCGCATTTGCTTTCATCCTCCCGATAATCGATCACATCCTCTGCGGTCAGTTCTGTTGCTCCGGCTCGCAGTCGAACTGCTGCCAAGGTCAAATAGGTGGTCACATTATTGTTGGTGAACGAGGGAATGACGGGTTCGGTGGCAGCAATTCCAGGCTGAATGCGAATGCCACAGGTTCGTGTGGAAAGGTCGCAGAACAAGGCAATGACCACATAGCGATCCAGCGATTCATCTACATAGGAAGCACAGTCAACCGTATGCAGCGTGTCACTGATGAGATAATGCCCGTTGATCCATGCCTTGCCTGTGCCGAATGTGACGGCTAAATTTTTAACTGTCGGGGCAAAGCACTGCCGGTAAGTGTCCAGAATCCCGTTGCAGATCAGGCTGGACAGATAGGCAGTGAAATCCTCTGCGGTATACACCCGGTCAAGATTTTTTGCATTAAAAAAGCCGTAGGAAAATGACATATACTCACTCCATTTCTTTGAAGGTCGGGGTCAGACTTCTGCCGTTCTGGTCGAAACTCTCCACCATGCCGATCAGCTGAATTCGAGGCTGAATCAAGCCAAATCTTCTCTGCTCCACAGTTACATAGTCGCCCACAAAATAGTCCTTGTTGTACTGATACTGGGTGGAAAATGCAGCGATGGCGGATTCCGATGCCGTCATTGGCTGCACCAGATGTTCCGCACCGCTGCTCTTTAAGATTTCCAGATATTCCGCATCGGTCACGTCCTCTTCCTGTGCCGTGTTTCGCTCATCCACATACACCTCATAACGGTCAAGGTAAGTTGGCTCTGCACCAGAACAGAATGTCGTGCGTTTTCTGGCATTTCCTTCGCCGCAGCCCAGCACATAGGCGAAGTTTTTCTGCACCGCATCATCCGCAGCATAGGAAAAGGACAGCAGATTGTTGTATGCATCGGAAAACACAATGTGGGGATTTTCATCCTGAAACAAACTGCGGTCTGTTCCGGAAAACAGATCGCATTTCAGTGTATTTCCATCCAGCCGCACATTTGCCGAACCGCTGATGGTTTCACAAAGGCTGTACAGCCATTCCAAGATGTTGTCATAGCTGACCTGCATTCGTGCGGTTTTCTGCCAGCAGTCACCGGACACCGTTCCCATGGAAAAACCGGGCAGATTGCGGATTCCGGCAGAAATCACATTGCGAGACAGCACCTTGCTGACAATGTCTGCATAGCTGCCGTTTGCAGTGATGGTGGGATAGATGATCCGCCGTTCCAACAGACAGGCAAGAAACCGTCCGGTGACCGTCAGGTAATCGCCCTTTTCGGCATCGGTCTCCAATTGCAGGGACTCAATGATGCCGAAGTGCTGTGCATCATCACTCCTTGCCACAATTCTGCCACGCTGAAAGATGGATACATTCTGCGGACTGGCAGCAATATACACCTCGAAACAGCCGCACTGGTAGAACTCAATGTCCCATAAGAGCGAAGAATAACTGTCGCAGATGGCTTCCAGTGACACAGAGATCTGGTCTTTCAGAGCTGTCAAGCTGTAAATTTCCAACTGCATAGCTATACCCCCAGATAAGAATTGCGGTGCATCAATGTCACACGCAGCTTTTTCACGCCACGAACTGCCTCGACCCGAAAGATATTTGTGCCTTCCTTCAAGGTCAGCCAAGTCGAGCCGGAAACCAGCCGGTTCAGGATATTGCTGTCCACACCATTGCGTGTCAGAATAACAGTCTTGTTTCCGGTTTTCGTGGTAACGGTAATGACATCGCCGGTCAGAATATCGCCCTTGATTTGCAGATATTCGCCGTTTTCGTTGTAGATGGTCGGTGTCACTGCCACTACTTCCTGTGGGATGTCACTGGGCAATGCCTCGATCCGCAGCGTGAATCCAGTCTCATCTCCATCATTGACAATGGAAAAGGTATCATTGGTGGCATACACGCCCAAAGGAAACGGGGCATCACTTTCTGGAAAAGGAAAGTGAAATGCTCCGGTGATGCCGCTGTAGTAGGCATAGAAAATGTCCCGGCTGTACCAGTAGATATCCGGGCAGAGAATGGAGATCTGTCCGCTGATCTGCTGCTCGAAATGCTCCACTTCACAGGTTTCTACATACCCCTCTGCATACACATCGATATTTGCTGTCTTGTACCAGATCTTGATGTATCGGGACGGCTTGACCACACGATACAGGCGATGCCGCCGTTTCTCAATGCCAATGCCACGCATGGCAAAGGAGATGACTATATTTCGTTTTTCAATGAAAGCGTTGTTGAGATAGCTTCCATTCATGCCTGCATAGCTTGAAGTGCTGACTGTTCCGGCTGGCGGATTCAGTCCTTCGATCTTAGAAGTCATGTATTGATTTGCTGTGGTGGATAGGTTTACTTGTTCGCCGGATTCGTTTTCGAGAATCAAAGAAAAATACATCACGCACCTCCTTACAAATGCAACGCATTCCGTGTCTGCCGGTAGATTTCCAGCCGTGACAGTGATTTTGGACTATTGTTGGTCTGGTTCACTGTGCGGCTGTTGTCCGTGTTGTAATAATTGTTCACCGTGCCGCCGGAACTGTCGGGCAGCATTGCTCCGGAGATTCCATGCAAGCTGTAATTTAAATCAGAATCCATGGTCAGCTGCATGGCTTTTGCTACACCGCCGACTGCTTTTTCCACATACTTCTTGCTCTTGTCAATGCCCTCTGCCAGCCCTTTCATAAAGTCCGGCATCCAGCTTTCGTAGTCTGTCAGCGGTCCTTTGTCCGGCACGGAAAAGTGCAGGAAATCCCGAATGGTATCAGCAACGTCCGTAACGCAGTCCGACAGCCAGCCAATGGCACTCTGAATGCCGTCAATGATGCCCTGAATGATATCCCGACCCCAGTTCCAGGCATCGGAAGCCAGCCCCTTGATATATCCCACAGCGGCATCAAATCCATTCTGAATGGTGGATTTGATGCCGCTGATCTTATCAGAAACCGCAGAACGAATGTTGTCCCAGATGCTGGACACCGTAGAAGAAATGCTCTGCATCACGTTGGAAATGGTGCTCTTGATGCTGTTCCAGACAGAAGATACTACTGACCGGATGACGTTCAGAACATTGGAAACCGCAGAAGAGATCTGATTCCAGATAGACGATACCACAGAAAAAATGGCATTCATCACACTGGAAATCGTGCCGGAGATGCTGTTCCAGATGGAAGAAACCACATTCCAGATCGCAGACAAGACAGACGAAATGAAACCAGATACCGCATTCCAAACCGTAGTCACCACATCTTGAATCGCTGTCAAAACCGTGGAAATTGTAGTAGATATGGCATTCCAGATGGTTTCAAATGTCGTTCGGATACCTTCTAAAATCGGCGTTAAAAATGCCACGATTGCATTCCAAATGGCACTGATCTTCTCCGAGATCCAGTCCATAACGCTGCCCACAATGATCTGGATGGCTTCAAAAATCGTCTGAAACAGATAGCCAAATGCTGTAATCAGCGGTTCTAAGGTGGTGTAAATAGCATTCCAAACAGTCGTAATGACGTTATGAATCGCCTGAAAAACCGTAGAAACTACATTGTAAATGGCATTGAAAATCGTGCTGAAAAAGTTGTAGATCGCTGTAAAAATAGTGGTGAAGAAATCCCGGATCGCTGTAAATACAGTCGTTGCCACCGTCTGAATGGCAGTGACAATGGTGGTGAAGGTGTTGGAAATGGATGTCCAGGTGTTGACGAAAAAGTCCCGGATCCCAGTAACGATTCCCGTGAAAAAGGAAGCAATGCTGTTCCATGTGTCCACAAAAAATGTTTTGATGGAAGTCCAGACTTCGTTCCAGCTTGTTCCGAACCATCCCAGCACCACATCTGCAATGCCTTTCAGAGTATTCATGATATTGCGAAACGTGTTGACAACGAAATTCCAGATAGACGTAAAAATACCTTTGACACCGTTCCAGCACTGCTCCCAGTCACCAGTGAACAGACCGATCAGAACATCCAGCAGCCCCAGAAGAACGCCAGTAAACTCTGAAAAGATGTTGGAGATATTCTGAAAAACGCCTTCAAAAATGGGAGCTAACAGATTGCACAGCCCATCCCATGCCGCTTTCAGCACATCGGTGAAACTCTCAAAGTCGAATCCCAGAGCGTTTAACCGGTCTGTGATACCCTGTGTCAATCCGGTAAAGGTGCTTTTGATCTGTTCCCAGATTCCAATGATATTGCTTTTGAATTCGTCATTGGTGTTCCAGAGATGCACAAAGGCAGCTACCAGAGCGGCAACAGCTGCGATGATGGCAAGCAGCGGACCCAGTGACACGCCCAACGCCCCTGTTACAGCCCCGATCCCACTTTGCACAGCAGAGAACAGGGCAGGCAGTTTGGATACTGCGGAAAAGACTGTTCCCACACTGGAGACAGTCTTCCCCAATGCGATCAGCATCGGACCCAGAGCAGCAGCCACCAGTGCGATCTTTGCAATGGTTTCTTTTGTCCGTGGGTCTAATTGGTTCAGCTTGTCCACCAAGTCCTGTATACGGGAAACCACAGAACGAATGGTAGGCATTAGAATATCAGAAAAGGAAATCGCCAGTTCTTCCAGCTGGGATTTTAGAATAGTCACTTGTCCGGCAAGGTTATCCTGCATGACAGCCGCCATTTTTTCGGTCGTGCCATTGTAGCCGTCTACTGTATCCGAACAGGTGTCAATGGCATTGGATAGCTTTTCAAAGTCCGCCGGTGAACCGTTGATGATCGCCAGCATACCGGACATGGCTTCTTTGCCAAACAGCGATGCAGCTGCCTGTGCCTGTTCTGCCTCAGAAAGACCGCCCAATTTCTGACGGAGTTGTTCCATGAGTTCCCGCAGAGAATACATCTTGCCGGAACTGTCGGTCAGAGAAATGCCGTACTGTTCCATGGCAGATGCCACCGTGTCTGTCGGCTTTGCCAGATTGGTGATGGCGGAACGCAGTGCTGTACCAGCCTGTGAGGATTTGATACCGGCATTCGCCATCAAACCGATGGCAATGGCAGAATCCTCAGCTGAGTATCCCAGAGAACCCAGCACCGGAGCGGCATACTTGAAAGTTTCGCCCATCATGCTGACGTTGGTATTGGCATTGCTTGATGCCGCTGCCAGAATATCCGCAAAGTGTCCGCTGTCCGAAGCAGACAAACCAAAGGCAGTCAGAGCGTCTGTGACAATGTCCGAAGTAGATGCCAAGTCCTCGCCACTGGCGGCAGCAAGATTCATGATGCCTTCGATACCGCTGAGCATATCGTTGGTTTTCCAGCCTGCCATCGCCATGTAATTCATTGCTTCCGCAGCTTCACTTGCAGAGAATTTTGTTTTGCTGCCCATTTCACGGGCTTTTTCCCGGAGAGCGTCCATCTCTGAACCAGTCGCACCGGATACCGCCGCTACCTTGGACATAGCAGCATCAAAGTCTGCACCAGTTTTCACAGCAATGGTGCCCAGAGCCGTGACACCGGCAGTGACTGGCAGCAGCTTTTGTCCCACACCGGAAATTTTGTCCCCGGCGGACTGCAGCGTTTCACCCAAAACGCCCATCTTTTCCAGGGCAGTGTGAGAATTGTTTGCTTCTGTGGTCAGGCGTTTCAGTTCGTTTTCGGTTTCGATGATCTCACGCTGTAAGGCATCATACTGCTGCTGTGAAATTTCACCATTTGCAAGAGCAGTGTTTGCCTGTTCTGCCGCAGTTTTCAGTACTTCCAGCTTTTCTTTGGTGGCAGACACCGCATCTGCCAGCAGCTTGTGCTTCTGGGACAAGAGTTCGGTGTTGGTGGGGTCAAGTTTCAGCAGTTTCTGCACATCTTTCAGCTGTGTCTGTGTCCCCTTGATGTCCCGATTGACACCTTCCAGGGCTTTGGATAGCTTGGTGGTATCGCCGCCGATTTCTACGGTGATGCCTTTGATGCGGTTTGCCATGGGGGTCACCTGCCTTTTTCAAAAAATAGGTTGAATTTATCCTAACAATATGGTATAATAAGAGCAAGGAGGTGTTCGTATGATGATAGATACAAACACAATTATTTCTATGACAGAAGCAAATCAGAATTTTTCCATGGTAACAAGAATCGTAGACCGGTATGGAACGGCCGTTATTTTCAAAAATAATAAGCCCCGTTATGAAGTCAGAATGATTGAAGACACAGAAGAAGCGGAAACGGCATCGGATGAAGAAGTGCTTTCTGTTTCAAAAAAACTGATGAAACGCAACGCTGCTGTTTATGAGGAACTTGCCAAATGAAACGACTCACAAAGGAACAGGTAATGCTGCTTCACAAAGAACTGGTGAAGGAATCAGGCGGCTCAGCGGAAATTCGTGATGAAGGACTTCTGGATTCGGCATTGAATGCACCTTTCCAAACGTTTGATGATGCAGAATTATATCCGACAATCATAGAAAAAGCAGCTCGTCTTGGATACAGTTTGATAAAAAATCATGCGTTTGTAGATGGAAATAAAAGAATCGGCACGCATACAATGCTTGTATTTCTTTCTCTGAATCATATTGAAGTGGAATATGATGACGATGAATTGATTCAAATGATTCTCGGAATTGCAGCCGGTGAAATGGATGACCGACAATTGCAGGAATGGCTGTGGAAACACATCATATAGGTTAAAACGCATCAAAATCCTCCTGCGTTGCCAGAGAATCATACTTGAAATCGTCATTTTCTCGTTCGGTGAACATATCATTCACCAGACCAATGGTCAAAAAATCCAAATCGCCCATTGACAAACCAAGCTGAACGCACCGCAACAAAAATAGTGGTGTGGTCATCGGTCGGTCAATCGGGCGATGTTTTTTTTAGACTGGACCTGCGTTTCTACGTTCAAACCCCAGAGATCGATCAGCTGCGGCAAAATCTCATAGATGCTGAATGTGTTGAACTGTTCCAGAAAGTCGTCCGGATTATCAGGAACATTCTCCGGAGCAGCGTGTTTTGCCATGATATAGGCGATGTTCTCAAATACCTCAAGGCTTTCAATGTCCAGTGCGGAAGATTTCTCTGTATTTTCTCCCACAGACTTTTGCAGTGCTGCAAAGTCCTGATAAATATCTCTGCGAAATTTCAGACGATACAGCCTTGGAACTGCTGCACTTGCCTTAAACGGCACATCAATGCCATCAATGGTGATGTTCTTCTGAATTGCCATACTGCACTCTCCTTACGCTTTCACAGATGCTGCGGATGCCTTACCACTCTGTACAGCGGCAGCCAGATTGGGCATATATACCGCCTTATACCAATTCTCATAAACCTCGGCATCCGTTTTCTCACAGGTTTTAGTTTTTACCAAGCCACTGTTCAACGCCGTTGCGGTCAAAGATAGCGTTTCCGTTTTAACTTCCTTTTCGTCTTCAATC